ATACCCGTACTGGATCTTATCGATTAGCTCTTGAGTGTCCAAAAAAGAATCTTGCTTTGTTTCTAGTTTTTTCAGCATTACTTGCTGCAAAAAGTTTTTAGCCATAATAACCACTAGCGAATAATATATTTAAGAGCTGCAACCAAGTCATTGATTGACTCTGCAGCAGTGTAATAAATATTCTTCTTCGCCCTGTCTCCCTTATCTACGTTAGTTAGCCATGTTGCACGAAACGCCATCTTAGCTGCGATTGCCTGCAGTCTAACGACCTCTAGAGTTGCTACATGCATAGGAATGTCTGGCTTCAGGATTACTTTAGCAATGAAAGTAAGTGCCTGAGTTAGCTCTTCATCCTGCATGTAGTCTGCAATCTCTGCCAGACCATTAACCATGTCAATTGTATTTTTGTTTTCTGTTTCCATTACCATCTATTATACACCATCACCTATCAGTTGTTCAAGTAAACCAAGCTCAATTATAGCCAATCGTACTTTGATACCATTATCACCAAGTACAACAACAATAGCAGGATCGTTGTTATTTCTAATAGCGTCGGTAGTAGCTTTAGCCCAAACGTCCCGATTAAGAGTAAAGCTCTTCCCAACTTCTTTAAAGTCCACCGTAAAGTTTTCCCAAGTGGCATCGCCCTTCTTAGTATTCCTTCCAGAGTTCTTGTGCTGCTTTGCACCAATTCGCTTACTCTCGCTCTTTTCGCTCATAGTCTTTCTTCTTTTTAGTATTTAGAGAAACTTTGCTAAGGTGCTTGTCCCTACACATCCAAGTCAAAAGCTTTTCCTCTGGGTAGCTTCTAAGGCTGCTAACCTCAGCATTGCATACCTGACACTTAAACTGACCAACATAAACTGAATACTTAGACACTGTGTACCTTTTCGTATAGCGAGTCGTGTAGTTCCTTATCTTCCTTTACCTTGGCAACAAAAGCATCTCTACCCTGGACCTTGGAACCGTCAGGTAGCAAATACCATGCACCAGTTCTGCTTACAAACCCAAGCATTTCTGCTGTGTCTACAAGGTCGCCAATAGAGTCAATACCAATGTAGTCACCTCTGTAATAGAAGTCATATTCAGCACTATCTCCTGGTGCAGAAGTCTTTGAGTTTAGAACTTCCCAACGAACCTTACGTCCAACCTTTTGTTCAATTAGCTTATCCCCAACCTGAATCTTGGCCTTGATAGCCTGTGAATCAGAGCTAGATGAGAATAGCTTAACAATAGTTGAAGACATAAACTGTGTAGTTAGCCCACCTGTTGGTGCAGCCTGAGTATATGTCTGCTGGATATTATTACGTGCCTGAGAGATTGCAATAATAAGTGCAGGCTTCTCACGATTGTTGGCATAGTTAAGCATTAGCCATGCATGCTTTAGATCCTTAGACTCTGCACCAATCTGCTTAGTCTGGTCTAGTGGCTTAAGCTCGTCAGAGTCTTTCTCAAAGTATACCGCTGGTAGCAGTGAACTAATACTATCAATAACAATAATGTCCACACCTGCGTTTAGAAGTGCAACACCAACATCAACCATATCGTTAATGCTTCGTGCCTCAGAGTAGATTAGCTGACTGGTGTCTACACCAAGCTTAATTGCCCACTCTTCATCGTAGGACATCTCAGCATCTACCCAAGCACAAAGCTTGCCTTCTTTTTGTGCCATGCCAATCATCTGCAAACATAGAGATGACTTAGCACTAGACTTGCTACCCCAAAGCAAAACCTGTCTGCCATATGGGAAGCCACCACCTAAAGCACGATTAAGTCCTGGGCTAGGAGTTGGCTGCATCTCTGTCTTAATGCCTACAGCAGGCCCTAGACGCTTTCTAAGCTTAGGATCTAGCTGTGCTAACGCTTCTTCAATAGTTGTCATTAGAAACGAACACCGTGCCTTTCTGGTCTATCCTTGTTTACGTTTGCCTTCTTGTCAAGAGCATAGTCCAAAGATACCTTTGTGTATCCATGCTCAACCAGTCCTGCATATAGGTCTAGTGTGCGAATGAGAATATCTGCCATCTCGTCTGCGATCTGGTCCTCACCCTTGTCTTTGCGGATTGCTTCCATAACCTCTACCGCTTCTGATACAATCATCATTAGCTGCTTGGTGATAAAGATATCATCCACATCCTCAGGCCAAAAGCCTTTGGCTACTGCAGTTTCATGTAACTGCTCTGCTAGTTCATCAAACATCAAGTACATCCTCCATAATCACTGTTCCGTCTTTTGTTTTACCTAGTGTAAATTTATAAGCGTTGCCCTCTTGCAACTTCATGTATGCCTTCGGGAATGCCGTAGGGAATACCGTAACCGAGTGTAGGTCTCTGGCAGCATCTACTAAAGTAAGTGATGCCATCTTCTTTCCAGCCTTAGTAACTCTTGGCTTAAAGGCCATAACATACATCTCATCTTCTTTGTATGGCAACTGCTTGTAGTTTAAAAACTTTACAAGTGCAGATGCATTACCCTTCAATTCGTCAGCAGGGATAGCAGTAACAATCCTATTATCACTAGCCAATAGAAGATACGTATGACCTGGCTCAATTCTTGTGGATTCTTCATCAAAGATACCAACACTTCCTGTCTTATCTAGAATCTCTACACGTGACCACCCTTTGCCACGCTTGATATTCTTTACCATTCCCATTAGGATAAAGGATCCCTTCTCCTCAAACTCCTCTACATCATTAATAAAAGCATAGTAGTGGGATGGGATGTCTACGTTAAACTCTGGCAGGTTCAAGTACTCATAAAGATTCTCACGAACCTCATCCTCGTTTCTAGGATTATCCTCAAACGTTGCAGCACCTACTAGACGTAGTGCCTGCAGTGCACGAGAGTTAACCCCATTGCCCTTACCAAAAGTAAATGTTTCTAGCTCTTTGTACGAAGCAAAGGGTCTACGAGCAATGTATTTCTGAGCAATGTTGTCAGAAATATACTTGATTGACGATAGTCCAAAGCGAATACCCTTGCCCTCAATCTTGAAGTCAATATCAGACTCATTGATGTGTGGCAGGCGAATTGAAATACCCATACGCTTAGCCTCAATCAGGTACTCTGTACGAGCATCCTTGTCCTTTTCATTCTTTAGGATAGAGTACATAAACTCAATTGGGTAGTGCTTCTTTAGCCATGCAGTCCAATACGAAAGAGTTGAGTATGCAACAGCGTGAGACTTGTTGAACGAGTATCCAGCGTGTGCCTCGAAGTCAGTCCATAGCTCTTCTGCTACATTTGGAGAAAGATACTGAGATGCACCCTTAACGAACTTGTCTTTGAACTGGTCGAACTCCTTGGCATCCTTCTTCTTACCAATGATCTTACGAACCTTGTCAGCCTCAGCCATTGTCATACCGCCAAGTTCTGTACAAGCAAGCATAACTTGCTCTTGATAAAGGATGCAGCCATAGGTTTCAGCAGTAAATGCCTTCATTTTGACATGCTTGTAGTCTAGGTTCTGCTTACCGTGCTTACGAAGAATGTAGTCCTTACCAATGGTGTTCATAGCACCAGGACGAACGAGAGCATTAGATGCTGCAAGCTCTGCAAAGTTCTTTACACCCATCTTAACCAGCAAGTTGGTATAAGGAGTAGCTTCACACTGGAATACTCCCTTGGTATATCCAGAAGACAACATCTCATAAACCTTTGGGTCTTCCATATCCAACTCAAGCAAGTTGATATCTTGACCACTTCGCTCTTTGATAATGTCAAGAGTATCACGCAATACTGATAGAGTCTTTAGACCCAGAGCATCAATCTTAATTAGACCAATACGCTCTGCTTCTTCCATGTCTACAGCAACTACAGGAATTCTGTCACCACTACCTGGCGAAGTTCTGGTCTCCATTGGAGCAAACTTAAAGATAGGTTGCTTAGAAGTTACAACACCTGCAGCGTGAATACCAGTACCACGAATGCGACCACGAAGCTGATCTCCATAGCTCTCAATCTCTGGGTACTTCTCACGGAACCATGCAGCCTGCTTAGATGTGCAATAGTCGTCCCAAGTATCTACAACCTTCATAACCTTGTTTACGTCAGATAGAGGGATATTTAGAACACGTGCAATGTCACGAACCACACCCTTATCCTTAAACTGTAGGAATGTGGCAATAGATGCAACGTGACGGTACTGACGAACCAAGTAGTCCTTTACCTCTTCACGGCGTGAATCCTGGATATCTGTATCAATATCTGGGAAGTCGTTACGCTCTGGGTTGATAAAGCGGAAGAACAGCAGGCCATGCTCAATAGGGTCAATATCAGTAATCTCTAGAGCATAGCAAAGCAGAGAACCTGCAGCTGAACCACGTCCTGGTCCAACCATGATACCTTCCTTTTTAGCCCAAGCAATCATGTTGCGAACGACTAGGAAGTAAGGGCCAAAGTTCTTATCTTCAATAACCTGTAGCTCTTCATCAAGACGAGCAATGTACTCATCCTTAAGGATTCCACGCTTTTCTAGGCCAGCCATGGCAAGCTCACGAAGTTCTTTATTTGGGTTCTGATACTGAACTGGGAGCAGGTCAAGGTGGTCCTTGATATCGTATGTCTCTATCTTATTAGCAATCTCTATAGAGTGCTCATAGATATCTTCACGAACGATACCCTGGCTACCCATAGCATTGTGCATCTCTTCATCAGATAGCAGATGAATCTCAAACTTATTAAATGACATCTGACGATCTGCACCATACAGATAGTCTAGCTTATCCATTAGATTGTCATACTGCAAAGACTTCTCGTATGTAGCATCCTTAGCGACCTTGTTAGAGTAGGTGTTAAGGATAAGCTTAAGTTCCTGGATTTCTTTTTGTCCAGTGTGTGCGTGGTGGCAGTCTGGAGTTACTACAGCCTTCACCCCAAACTCATCTGCAAGTGCAAGCAACTGATTGTTTACTTCTGCAGGATTGTGTGGCATGACCTCAATGTAGTAGTCATCACCAAATACTCGCTTGTGCCACTCAATAATACGCTTAGCCTCAGCAAGCTCTTCAGCCTCAATAGCTTTGGCTAGGGCACCAGAGAGGCACCCAGAAAGAACAATAAGTCCCTCTGAGTACTTCTCTAGCACCTCGTAGTCGATGCGTGGCTTTTTATAATACCCCTCAGTCCACGCAATCTCATTGAGCTTGTTTAGATTTTCTAGCCCAATGTCGTTTTTAGCAAGGATGATGATGTGGTTATAGACAAGGTCAAGAAGTCCCTTGCGGTCTTCCTTGTCTCGCTTGTCAAACCTATCAGCGGTAATATATCCTTCTACGCCAAGAATTGGCCTAATGCCCTCTTCATTAGCAGCACGGTAGAACTCACGGTGGCCAGACAAAGATCCATGATCAGTGATAGCCAGTGCATTCATTCCAAGCTCTTTAGCTCGCTGCACATACTCAATAGGTGTAGCGATGCCGTCAAAGAGGCTGTAGTGGGTGTGGACATGTAGACCAATGTAGCTCATTTATATTTTTACCAATCCATGCTTGCTGATGACGAAGAACCTGATGGACCATCAAATCCTAGGTAGTATGCTTCCTGCTCTGCGTAAGGAATCTTGTTTAGAGCAGACTCCAGTGGGAACGGACGGATGTTGGTCCAGTCGAACGGCTCACTGTCTGGAGTAGATGGGAAGATAGAGTAGCTGGTCTCAGTACCCTGACCGTTACGCTTTACCTTCCAGGTAACATTTGAAATGCTGCCAGTGTCAATAGCATACTCACGAATGGTGTTGAAAGCAGACTGCTTGCTAACACCCATTGACCAGATAGCCACATATGGCTCTTCTAGGCCATCATCAACAAGGACGTTGCAGTAAAAACGCATACGTGCTCGCCATCCAGCCTTAGGATCCTTGCGGTGCATCTCTTCTGCCCAGTCACGACCCTCAGTGTCCATTGTGTCTACAGCCTTGCGACGGTAGTCCTTTGGATTGGTGTGCTCCTTAACAACAAGTGCAAGACCACGCTCTTCGGAATAGCTTGGGCTATCCTCGTCCAGCTCTTCAATGAAACGAATCTTTACTGACTGACCGTCAGCTAGCTTTAGCCAACGAACCTTGGCCTTGCTTTCATCATACTTTGGCTTATCAAGTAGTGCATTGATATTCTTTAGCCCTTTTACAACTCCCATAATATTCTCCTTATACTTTATCTATATTTTGGTTTTTTAGTTTAGCATGGCAGCTATAGACTTGTCAAACGATTGGTCCAAAGATTTTATCGCTGTGTCGTCCATGTCGCCAATATCTTTATATTGTTTATCTAATTTGATAACAGTAGCACGTGATCCAAGACGTTCAACAATCTTGTCTTTCATGTTACCGCCTGCTTCATCATTGTCTGCAATAACGATAATGTTATTGAAGTATTTTTTGAGTAGGTCTGTTTGGTAGCTGGACACATTTGCACCCAACGTAGCTACCGCTGGGAATCCGCACTGGTCAAGCCTAATAGCATCAAATGATGACTCTACAATGTAGACACTGTTAGATGATTTGACTCTGTGCAGATTAAATAAAACTTTGCTCTTTGGCAGACCTGGCGTATTCTTGAATTCTTTTCCTTCGATTGATCTACCAACAAAGCCTACAGGCATACCATCTGGAGAGTGAACTGGAATTGTTACCATGTCCTGTTTTTCAGAATAGCCTAGCTGAAACTTGAAAATAGACTTCTCGTCTATATTCCTATTTAAGTAGTAGCTCATAGCACGTACGGAATTAAAGGCTTGCTCATTAAGTCGCTTTATTAGTGCCTCATCGTACGGAACGTACTCAGGCTTAGTAACTAGCTGCTTTGATACAGAGTCTATGATAGATGATGCTTGCTCTTTGCTTTTGATATACCTGGCTGATTCAAAGTAAGTTCTGCCAGAAGTATGCATAATTAGCTCAATAAGATCGCATACGTGGTGGCAAGAGAAGCAAAAGAAAAGACCAGTAGTCTTGTCAACCTCTCCTGCTGGAGTACGGTGGTTGCCATGAAATGGACAGAATAGGATATAGTCAGAGTCTACCTCTGATTCAATACTTAGACCTGCTCCTTCGAGAACTCTTCTGATTTGTTCTGCGGTATAAAGATTGGTTTTGTTTCGTCTACTCCTGATATCCATTCGCTCTTTTTCTTTCCTACGTATACTCCATAAATACTTAATTCAAATTCAAAATACTGATGCTGTTCATTATATTTTAGCGTAAAGTCTGGGTTAATGTCAAATCTTGGTGCATAACCAGTTAGCCTCATCTCTGTCATAAGGAGTCTAATGTACTCTGCCTTAAGCCTTGCAAACGCAGAATCATCGTGGATATTTCCACTAAGACCAAACCTTTTGATAGACTTGTGATGCAAATTTAACATATAACATTATAACTACTTATCTTCAAAGTCCTTATAGTGATACCAGCCTTTATCAAAGTCTACCTGGACCAAAAACTCACCCATAAAACCATTACGGTTCTTACGGAATACACACTCAATAATGTCAGAGTTAGTTCCACGACCCAGAGCAAGCACCCAGTCCGCATCGTAGGCGATTTGACGTGACCAGGCAGTCTGACCAAGGGTAGGCACAGTATCTAGCTTTGTAACGTCATCTGGCGTTGCTGAGGAGATAGAAATGATTGGCACTTCTTCTGAGATTGCCATAAGCTTTAGCTCACGTGATAGGTTCTTCATACGTACCGTCTCATTGTCTGCCTTTTGGTTTGGAGACATGAGCTGCAAGTAGTCAACCACAACAAAGTCAGGCTTATACTGATCGATCTTTCCACGAAGAACAGATGGCGTAATATCTCCACCAGTATCATTAGAGATAATGTGGAACTCTGGCTTACCCTTAAGAGTCTTTTCGTGCCAACGCTTTAGGTCTTCAATGTCCATCTGGCCATTAGAAAGCTTTCTGTGTGACCAAAGACCCTCACCCATGATTGCAAAGACACGGTTGCGAACCTCAGTCTCACTCATCTCAAGGCTAATAACCATTGGCGACTTACCCTGCTTCCATGCCTGTACCGCAAAGTATAGCGACAGCCATGACTTACCAATACCTGGATAGGCAAGCATAACGCCTAGCTGTCCTGGCATAATTCCAGCAGGTAGATAGTTATCAAATCCTGGAAGGCCAGTCTTAATTCCAATTGTGCCTAGCTCCTGCTGCTTCTGGACATGCTCATAGTATGCAACGGCTGACTCTAGATCTGTGACATCGATATCACGAATGACAGACGTATTCTTTTTTAGCTCTGATGTCTTTGTAATCAGCGACTCAAGAACCTGAACACCTTTACCATTCTGCACATCTGTTGCTGCAGATACAAGAATCTCTTTAAGGCTATTTTCTAGATAAGATGCCTGTAGTTCTTCTAGGTGATGCTTTGTTGCACCAACGCCAGGAACAGGGGCAAAGTCTCTAAACTTTTCTACAACCAAAGACGCAGGCGGAACCGTACCGTTTATCTCAGCATACTTACGAATGAACTGCCAGATATCTCCGTGAGTCTTTAGCAGCGACTCAACGTTTGCCTGTAGCAAGACGTGAAGCTGCTTATCTTCCAATACTGCGGAGATTACTCTATCTTCTACGTTAGTCACTTAGCCACGCTCTTGCTTTCTTTCTTAGTTCTTGTCGTTCGACACTGTCTTCTTCGGTACGGCTCTTGGCCTCTATCATCTTGTCTATCTGGTTAGCAAAATGCTTCCAGCTTGGAGAATGATAGACATCGAAATAGTAGTCTAGCATCTCATAGCAGGTTTGTAAACCAAATGAATCAATGATTGCATCAGCTGCCCAGGCTTCCGCCCAGCGATTTAGGTTAGGCTTTGCATTATATTTAAATTGATAATGCTTTTCAAATTTAGCTAGCAAAGCCATTTGGTCTTTGCGTGTAGCCATTTACTTAGCCTCTACCTCAGCAGACGCTTCCTTTACCTTTTCGGCAAGCTTGTCTTCAACAAACTTATAGACACGCTCAAATGCATCATTAGTGTTTTCGCCATCACGCTTATTGTCTGATACCTCAAGATCAATGCGTAGCGACTGGAAATTTCCTAGGTTAAGGGTATAGCCTAGTGCTACACGTACCTTAGTCTCTTCGTTATTCATACCCGTTTTTCTTTCTACTAAATTGATTCAGACCAGATTGGAATGAATCGACCATCTTCGGTCCTTGTATAAGTCAGTATACCATCACCCATACGCCGTGTCAACTCCTGTGATGAAGGTGTTACGTCGTTGGTGATTAGCTTGTCTTTACGAGGTCTCCCCATATGGTAGGAAGCTAGTATATCACGAATATCACGAACTTGCGACTCAGAATAATAACTCCTTACCTGCCAACCAGTAGCACCACCCTTTTGAGATCCTGTTGGATGTGGAATTATACCACGCTTCATTAGGTTTGGCAAATACTTCTTGTGCCTATTTACTAGCTGGGCAGTCTCACCTACAGTATATGCTCGCTCACGATTTCTTTTAAAGTCAGAAATTAGACAGCTTTCTAGCCTATCCTTGATGATGTTGTAAACAGACATGATGCCGTTAGACTTATTAAGGTGATGAACCCTCACAAGATCACCATTTAAAAACCAGACCTTTTTGCTACCAGGAATTACTGGGGCACTATTATAGTCCTTCATGTCCAAGAGGGGCATAGAACAATCCTAGTTTGGAACTCCCATTGCCATTAGATGAATACCTACGGCAACGCTACCAGTAGTATTAAACCTAACTACACCCTCTACCCTTGAAGCACTAACAAAGGTAAGAACTACAGAAACATCTTTTCCTGCCTCTGTTCCAGAAATGTTTTGTGGTGTAGCCACTACAATTGGTGGATACTTAAATTCTGCTACATCAAAGTTGTAAGAGAAGGTAAGCTCTGTACCCTGAGTGATCGTGGTACCATTAACAATTTCCTTATACCCAGCAACCATGCGTGTGTCAGTTACCTTAACGTCTTGTCTTCCTACACCTGCACCTGGCGTGTCGATAGAGATAAACTTATTTGCTGAATATACGGCACTTTCAGATAGCTGGTTTACAGCCTCAGTGATCTTATAGATGTAAGAAAGGTCTAGTGGCTGACCACGCTCTGGAACAGGAATCTTCATACTAATATTATAGCATTAACTAGACTTGTTTTGTTTCGGATTCATACAGCACCAAAGAAGGGCTATAGGCCTGAGAAACTCCAACTACCTGAATTGCATAGCTAAAGGTCTCAATAGCTGGTGTTGTGGATGGAATAATAAAAGAATACTGGGTTGAGTCAGCTGTTCCGTGGTACGCATATTCTCCATCATCAAACTTAACAAAGATATCATAGCTGCCCCTATTTTGTACATCGCTCCAAGCTATTGTTACTATGCGGCCTGATGTAAAAGAGTCTGCATCAATTTCTTCTACAGATGTTCCAGATACAAGATATATGGGGGACCACTGAGAATATCTATTCCTGTCATCTGAAACTATTCTAAAGCGAACTAAGTGCTGATTGCTGTCATTTACAGAAGGCAGGCTAGATTTTGGGATGATTACCTTTTTAATTCCAGCGTCTGCCATTACTGTACTCCCAAGGCTAATCTAAACTCAATAAAGTTTGAAGTGTTTGGTAGCTTAACAATTGGCAAAGCGTCATTATTTTTGATCACTGAATATCCTGTGAGACCATAAAGAGGATTGTTTGCTGAAGTATTTTCAATCCTCATAGCATCTAGGCATACATAGAAGTCTGAAGAGGGCTCACCATCCTTGTATGCTGATGCATAAACTCTAATAACAGATACGGCCTCCCAGTTAAAGCCACCAGTATAGAACAGTTCTTGAAGTTGTTTTGACGAAACAACATATCTATTTGCTTGGAAATCTACCTCAAAATCACCAGAGCCATCGGTTCCAGAATTGTCTACCTCAATAGACAAGGCTGCATACTCTCCTTGCTGCGGAGAATCTGAAGATGCAAACTCAATCAGAATTTTAACAGAATCTGGATGCTCGTCAACTTCTCCATTTTTATTAATTACAGAGAATGCAACTCGTAGCTCGTCTGATGGTGCATGTCTATTTAAATTAATACTTGCATCAGTTAGGTGGATGTGACTGCTGCCTGTTGATGGAATAAGGACACCATCTGTCTTTGACAAATCAGACGAATCTCCAGAGACAACAACCATGTTATTTAAAAATCTACAACGCTCATTTCTAGATGTTCTTATTTCGCTTTGTATAAATGTTCTATTATCTGCATTTGTAAAGAATACAGGGTTTGTCACAGATATAATGCTATCAGTGTTGTCTGAGTCAAGAGGGGTTAGGATGGCTGGTATTTCTGTTACCCCAGAACTTGTGTGATATTCCCAGCCTTCATTTTGTGAGAAAGAGTAGAGCGATCTACTGTCGTCAGCTCCAACTGATGGATTAGATCCTGCAGAAAAAATTCCAACCTCAGTAATTTCGTAACGCTCTTCTGTTGGAAGCTCTGCAGTTAAAACAATCTTTACAAGATCATCTTCATTAACGAAACCTTTAGAGATAATTGGCACCCTAAACATTTCAAAGTCTAGCGATGTCTTTGCAGAAAATATTGCCTTCTGCTCTGTGGTGAATCCAGGCTCTTCACTTGGTAGTGCTTGTGGTCCACAGCCAACAGCAATATAAGAGGCATAGGCTGGTGCCTGACCCAGTAAGTATTTGGCAAGAATGCCTTTTCCAACGTTAGTTATCATATTATTTCCTAGTATATTGTATCATTCAAAATGGTTACCGTGGCAACGCTTTGAACCTGCACTTCTTCTGATGGTAAAACATTTACTAAATCAATAATCATATCTCCAGTAATTGGATCTATGTATATGTAATCACAAGTAAACTCTGTACCATCCTGTGTTACTACAAATCCGCTACCACAATTTGGAATCTTTTTACTTAAGTCAATTGCAAAATTCTTAAAGAGATCTTTGTCTGTTTTTTGAATAGACAATAGGTTCTGTGGGTTATACTGATAGTTAAGGCTAGTAATGTTTTTGATTGGTTGATACACAACATTCTGACCATTTATAGTATCGTTTCTAGCAATGCTAATAATTTCCTGGCCACCAATGTTTTCAAAAACAAGATCAGCCATAATGTCTACCCCAAGAATCTGCTCTTTTAGCAGAATAATATCTGGGGTTGCTACCTTTACGCCCTCATTTGCTGATGACTCATACTGACCATCTGAAACTGATAATGGCTTGGCGTCCATTATGCCACCTCACTCACATAAACTTGCATTGTTGGTCCATCAGCACCATACGAATAGTCAATTTGATAAACAACAAATCTTGCACCATCTAGAGATACCTGATTCACATTATCTACCTTGTATTCTATCTCAACAATGTCTCCTAGCTGCAACACTGGAAGTCCAAAAACATTCATGCCAATGCTACGACGAGGCTTCATTATCTTAGAAATCATCCAACTCATCATGTTATCAGCATCATCATGGGTCTGTATGTATGGAGCATTTAACGAAAACTCATTGCGTCCATGGGTTAGCCTTGATGACTTGATGTCCTGATACTCTCTCTTTGATTTTGTTGGAGATACCACTAGAGTAGACTCAGAAAATTGTGGTCTAGAGAAGTCACTATTTCTAGAGAAATACTCGTCTACCGTCAATGTATGCTGTGACTCTTGGGTAAACGTTACACCCTGGATTCTTAGATAGTTTCCTCCAGTCTCATCTAGATTAAGTGCAGTGTCTGTGGCATTAAAGATCATGAACTCAGCACCGTAAGCACTAGCAATAAATCCAGATGTAGTGTACCCCTTAACCCTGTTAAATGTTGGAGATAGCTTTGCATACAATGCTGGGTAGGCCTTGTCATACCTAATATTAAAGTATGCAGCTTCACGCATAATGGTTCCGAACTCTTCAAAATACATATTATACTTTGGTGGTTCCGTTGGACTTATCCCAGACAGATAGCTAGCCTGAACTACACCGCTCATGGCATACTTTCTGAACGACTCACTTACCGTAATCTCATCATCAGAAAATAGGGAGCTAGTTGGGAGATCAAGTTCGTAAGATGTGTTTTGGGCATAGTTGTTTGTAATTGCAAAGACATTTTCAAACATTAGTCTAGAAGATCCTCTTACGAAAAGAGCCATATTATTATAGATTGGCAGTGGATCGTCGTCAACTACCGTTGCCACTTGCTTGTTATTTACATATAGATAAAACGTCCTAGAAGAACCAAAGTCCTTATACTCTACAGAAAGATCATAAACTGTTGGATTTTCTTCTGTTGTCATCCTACCCTGACCAGTAAACTTGCCGTCATCTACTAAAATTTGAGCAAGACCACCCCAAAGCTTTACTGGAACAGCCTTTGTTGTGTCGCCAGACTTTACGACCTTATAGAAAATCATTGTGTGAAGGTTATCTGCATTTGTGTAGGAGTTAACGTTGTCTTCTGTTAAAGCTGCAAGCTCAAAGAAATATCCATTATTTGTCTGTGGATTAACCATTACTCCCAATCCACCGCTGGCACCACCGATAACAACACTTTGGTTTGCTGCCTTTGGCTCACCAACATAGTATTGTGCAGAGCCAACTGGTGTTTGAGAATTAGTCTCTGAAGCGTTTTGCTTTCCAATAATTCTTAACCTTGTTCCAAAATGCTTATACTTATTATCTAATGGCTTATACACATAAGAAATAAAATCAACTGGGTTTTCTGATGTTGTAAACGATGGTCCAGAAAATATGAATGCTGAAGACTGGATCGTTCCTGGAGCGATGCTACCCTTGCTTGAGTTCTCAGTAGAGTAGCTCACTGTCAGGAAGTTCTTAAGCAGTCCTGTTCTTGTTGAGCTATTTGCCAAAGTGTTGTTTACTCCAGCAGCTCCTAGCTCTAAGTCATAGCTAGATGGCTTTCCAAAAATTTGTGCAGACTCCATCATGCAACCACGTACGTTCTTGTTGTCTGACCAATAGCTGTTCAGGCCAGCGTGATGATAAGCAATTGCTGTTCCAAACTGACCTCTACCGTGCTTTGCCACTGGACCATCCGCAAGTCTTTCAATTCCATCAATAGTCACGTAGTTAGGCTCTGAGTAAATTCTTACACGTCCTGTAGGATACATCTTTCCGTTGAATGGAAGCTGTGCAAAGTACTTCTGGTACTCCCTAATGCTAGATATCCAAACCTTACCTATAGCATTGCCAGCAATTGTATCTGCAACTAGCTGACCATCTGCATTTGTCTGAATGACAGTTTTTTCAACTCCTGGAATGTTGTACTCAACAGCGTCATACTTAATAACCTCTCCATTGGCATAGAAATATCCGTTATACCTGCTTAGCCAATACGCCCCCTCGCCAAAGTCCATGACATTATTTTGAACAACACCATTTTCAACATATGGCTCTTTTGCATTTAGATCTGATTGTAGCGGTATTGCAGATAACAAATAGCTTGACTGGTTTCCTACAACATCATTTGCAGACTTGGTGAGCTCAGTTCCAGCAACTTCCCAAAGCAATGCTGGCTTATAAATCCAAACCTTGTCCTGATCAATCATCGATGCTTGTCTAATAGTTCCAGTAGATCTTTGGATATATCTTGTGGTATACGAAATTTCTCCAGCATTAAATACGTCATCTTGTTCTGAAGTAATCTCTATAATATTGGCTAGCTTAGGGGATGTGGTTTTATTTGAAAGCACACCATCTTTTACAAAATCAGTTGAGCCGTATAGTGTAATGTCTGTATCTCTGACATCTGCGTCTGGAAGCATATACTCTTTGCTCATCAAGATCAAGTTGTTATACTCATCAAAGAACATTGCAGTTTGCGTTGATACAGCAATATCATTTAAAACTTGTGCAACTGATGTTTCTGGAGCAACAAAGAAGTATGGGATTACTGCCTCATCCTCATTTGGTGCTCGCTTGAATACGTAGTTACTAAAGCCAATTGAGTCTAGCAACATAGAAACAGCATAGCTAATTGATGCATTTTGAATAAGTATTTGTGGTGCAGTCATTGACTCTAGATAAAAGAACATATCTCTTAGCGACAAAGATACTGATCTATCATTAGATGATATCTCTGGAATACCCTCTGAGTACATCGTTTTAATTGGAATAAAGTAATCAAATCCATCAACATCTACGACAACTTCATAGAGCTTAATTTGAATGTTCTTTGCCAGATGCTGACTAATAATGCTATTTGGGTTTACTGAGCTAAACGCCAAGTCATAGTCAAATAGCTCTAGCGAGCCAACACCAGCCAATAACTGTCCAACTGGCATTCCACTGTTTGATAGGTCAGATGCAGTCTTGGTAAGGTTAAAAGATTCTACTTTGTCTGTTAGGTCTACAGCAAGTCTTGGGGATAGCTCAATAAGATCAAATATGGAGTCTACCTTGTTCATCGTGTCAACCACAACTCTGAGTCCAGTAATCTGATCAAACTCTCTAAACTTAGTTTCGTTTGTAGATGCGTCAACAAATGATACTGGCGATGTAAGATCAGTTACAAAATTTGTCAGCCTATCTACTGATCCTTCTTCTAGATACCATCCATAGCTTGGAACAAATACTTCATAATCGTTTGCCTGATCACTCCAAATGTAGTATTCTCCAACATCACCTTCGTTTGGTTTAATCAAATAGGCATAACCATTTACAGACTTTTCTGGCAAGAACGTAGAAGTAGCATACTGCTCTGCCTCTACAAATACATCACGGTACTTTTCTGGAACAATTAGACCATAAGAAAGCTCAACATAGCCGTCTGGACCAATGACTGGGGAGCCATCTCGTCTAGTAGAGTTTGGTGTAAATTTTACAACATCAATCCAGGAATTGTTTTTTAATACTTGGATCTTCCACTTTACTGGAGTTGTTTTATTGATATTGCCATAGAAGGGATCTGAGAATGCACCATCAGTATCTCTAAACTGACCTAGGTCAATATCCCCAACGTTTGTTTGCATTTTTACAACAATTCTATTTGTTGGAACTACATCTTTATAAACAACAAATGGCGAAGCATCGTCAATATAAAACTGACCATTAATCAATGTGTTTGCAATTCCACGCTCAACACCGTCTTCTGTTCTATATGAAGACCAATATTTAAAAGAATCATCCTTATGTGCCATATAGTAGCGTGGCCTACGGATCATATTGATATTGGTGTGATGGCTAAAATTATTTTCAAAGAACCTAAGCTTGTTAATTCCAGACCTGGGTCTAAACCTTCCAAAACAATCTTCCAAAGAGTATAATAGCTTATCCTTTTCTTTGGTAGGTTTAAATGTTAGTGGGCCTCCATCATTATCAACACCGCCATCAATTACAACGTCAGCGTCTGTAGCACCCTTCCAGAAGCCACCAAAATCATCTTGGTCAAATGAGTTAACTGGAAGTCCAAACTTCGATCCTGGGCCATCTGCAGGCCGATAGCGGTAGTTTCCTATTGTCTGGATGTTATCAGCAATATTCATATTCCACTCAGCATATACTGCAAGAGTAGATCTGATAGTAGAAGTTGTCTCCAGGTGATTCAGTAGCTCTTCATCTTGAAACATTTAAACCTCTTCCAGCGTTACGCTTATATTCCAAAAGTCGTAATTACTTCCTCCACGCTTTACAACGTTGTAAGAAAAGTCTGAAATAAACATTTCAATTACCTGATTATATTTTGGCAGGTTTCCATATGCTGCATCATCAGAACCAAAATTAGAATACTTGTCATAGGCAAGATATACCCAGAATGACCCCTTATGGCTTTCATACCAGTTCAAAATGTCTACACCACCTGCACCGCCATCAGAAGTGTACTCAAGGCTACGATTGCCACGTGAATCTGACACACCAGTTTCTAGGTCATAGTTTGGTCTTAGCGAATATGCTCTAGAGGGTAGCATGTCCCATGATGTTGACAGGGTTAGCTTATCAGCAATGTGGTATGATCTCATTCTACCGTTTGCCATACGCTTTCTATTTTCAATTCGCTGTGGTGAAAAATCTAGTGGGGAACGGTTATCATCTGACAAAATCATAAACTGATCAAACAATGATTCGTCTGACTCTGCAGAAACGTCAGCATTTACCTCAAATCCGTTTGGAATATAAAGGCCATCTACCAGCGTTCCAGAATTATCTGCCCAAAGCATAGCTTGTGGACGCTGATACTTCTTACGGCCCAACATGTACTGTGACGTATTAGTCATTACTAAAACCTGTTTCCTCTAATTCTTTGCGAATCAATCTGCTTAATCTGTCCAATTACTGCTCTTGCAATCTGGTCTGCATCTGCATCAGTTTGAACATTTACATTTACCTCATAATTATACATGGAATCGCCACTGTATGTTCCATTATTTATAGCCTTTAGCTTGTCTGCACCAAAGTTTTGTACAGCATATTTACGAACAACAAATTCTCCTGGAGTTAGCATAGCAGGCACGGTGTCACTACCGATAACTCGTCCACCAACATTGTAACCCCTTACCTTTGTTGGATCAACTATTGTTCCACGGCTTGACATAACTACACCAGTCATATCTCTTGTTGTCCAGTCATAGCTATCATCATTAAAGAACCATGCAAGATTTGCCTTGGTGTATCCGCTTTGCTTCAAAAGATTTGCATAGCCAATATACTGTAGCTTGGTGTCTACGATCTTCTTACGTGCATCATAGTACTTCTGCAAGGAACCGTTATCCTGAACATGCTTTCTTGCAAGAGGATCTTTTTGAATAAATGTATCCAAGTCATCATTTCCACCCATTCCAAATTTTGCCATCAGCTCGTTCTTAACTGCAAGCTTTGCTGCCATAAGTTGTCGTGCATGTTCGTTGTAAAGCTTTTGAGTGCTTGATCCACCAGAAACCTTTGTTTGTGCCTTAAGAGCATTCATAGCGTCTTGGATATTCTTTGGAAGGCTGGCCAAGAATTTTGCTCTAGCATTTTTAGCTGCTGAGGCATCATCAATACTCTCAAATATTTCATTAAAGTTATATTGTTCACTTAAAGACTGTAACTGCTTTATGTTTAGTGCCTGGTATGTACCATCTGGCATTGCGGTAGTAACCTTGTACTCAGAGATAGCTTTATCGTAAGCTGCTCTATTTTCAAGAGCAATGTCATTTCTGTTTTCTTTGTAATCAAATCCATACTTTGCCTTAAAGCCAGACTTTGCAGTTTCGTATTGCTTCTTTACAGCAGTTCTAATTTCATTCTGTCTCTTATCAGTTAGGTTTCCCATAGTACGAAGTTGTGCAGAAGTTATCTTATTGGCATTAACTGCTGGAGTTGGAGTAATTATTGGCTTT